AAAAAAAAAAAAAAAAAAAAAAAAAAAAAAAAAAAAAAAAAAAAAAAAAAAAAAAAAGAAAAAAAAAAAAAAAAAAATAAGGGAAAGGGAAAAAAAAAAGAAAGAATTAAGGGAAAGGGAAAAAAAAAGAAAGAATTAAGGGAAAGGGTAAGGGAAAACCGTCGGTTTTCCCTACTATTCCACAAATCCCAGGTTATGAATAATGATTTCCTTATCAGCATCGCTCGGAAACTGTTTGATTTGTTCCAACATTTTAATGAACAAGATGGTCGCGGAATAGATATCCCATTTCCGATACTTTGTGATCAAATGACTCAGCAACTTCACATTTTCAACATTGTTAAATTTTTCTGCAACATTCAACTTAAAGTTTGCACGATATGTTACAATAGCATCTTTTAAGTAAATTATACTTGCGAACTTGTTTTTACGCATCACTTCATCAAATATGTTCATCATTTGTGTGGATGTAATGACGTCCGTCGGTTTTTGTTTTTGAACAATAAATGATATCAAGACAATGTCGACGCACCAAGTTGAATAATCGGTATTATATGTGTAAAAAGAATAGTCAAGTAATGATGAAAAAGCAGACGACGATGATTTTGTCGAAGACACCTTCGAATTTACTGCATTCGCCGAATTCGCCGAAGACAACTTCGATTTCACCACATTCGCGGACGGAGACGCATTATCGATCGATTCAATCACATTGTCCATGTCCATCGAAATTCCAAAATCAATAATAATCGGCGTTCCTGATTTCGTGACAATGATGTTATCACTTTTCAAGTCAAAGTGCACCACGCGGATCTGGTTCAGTTTTTCAACAGCCAGACAGATCTTGTCATACAAGGTTACAACTTCTTTGTATGCTTTCGTAGGTGTCAACTGTTTCACATGTTTCAGTAATGCCTGTCCCTTGATAAATTTCATTTTCGTAGAGACAAACTGCACAGGGGTTTTGTTCGTTATAAACTTACACTTCCCTGCATCGACATTAGCTAAATTAACTTTACACGCATCGAGCACGGGTGAAAAATAATCAGCATAGTGTCGGATGTTTTCCTTTATTTTATTTGAGATTGCGATTTCATTTAAAACAATGGATTGATTGGTGTTGCTGTGAATCTTCGTAGCATATTCTGGACCAACAATCTCATTCGGATTGCATGGAATGCCTGGATGATAAATGCAACCAAATGTTCCTGAGTTATTAATCAGTTTTGCCGACATAGTTATAATGTATATATAGTCAAGTCACAAATATATTTAATCGCGACCACCGAGTTCATAAATTTAATAAAAATAATGGGGAACTATCTAGAGAGTCCAAGGACGGAAAAAAACACGGAGAGACACGGCCTGATTGCCGGCATTTCCTCCATGCAAGGATGGCGTATGTCGATGGAAGACACACATATCGCGGCAAACATGCCCAATGCAGAGGACCACACATTATTTGCTGTGTTTGATGGACACGGCGGCGAAGGAGCCGCCAACTTTGTCGCCGCACGTTTTACAAAACAACTGGCCGAATCAAGAGAATGGGACGAATACTTGGCAACCCGAAGCGAACCACTCTTAAGACAAGCATTTACCCAGTGTTTCATCGAGTTGGACAACCAGATGAGATTGGATGAAACCATCGCTGAATCGGGGTGTACCGCAACGGTTGTAATGATAACACCGACATTTATCATTTGTGCAAACGCGGGTGACTCAAGAGCCGTCATGTCACAAGGAAGAACCGTCATCGAGTTGTCGCATGATCATAAACCAGAGAACCCCGAAGAAAAACAAAGAATCGAGCAAAATGGAGGAGTCGTGCAGAACAATCGTGTGAATGGAATGTTGGCAGTGTCTCGTGCATTTGGTGATTTTGATTTGAAACTCTATGATAACCCATTGGTTTCTGTTCTTCCCGACTTTGTAACACACATTCGCGATCATCATCAAGATGAAATGATAATAATCGCTTGTGATGGATTGTGGGATGTGTTTTCAAATGAGGAGGCGATCCACGAGGTTCGTCAGATGATTTGGAATGAAGGAGAAACAGACATGTCGCTTGTTGCAGAAGAGATGTTGGACCTTTCAATTCAAAAGGGCTCAAAAGACAATGTGAGTGCCATTATTATAAAATTATCATCCTTATCATCCTCATCTTTCGGAGGAGGAGGAGTTGCACTCCGACGTCAACTGCGTGAGCAAGAGCATCATAAAAAAACAATGGAATGAAATAAAATAAAATAAAATGATGTCAAAATCAGAAACCATTTTGCTGCTCGAGCAGTTCGAACAACACCCCAATGAAATTCTTCTTTATAATGACGAAATGATATTCGCCATTGATTTATATAGCGTGCCTTTGACCGATTATCCCAGTTTTTTACATGCATTTTTAAATTCAGTTTTATAAACTTAATTTTTAATCCGGACTTTGGTTAACCATTCATTTTATTCTTCCTGAGTTTGCAAAAAAAATGCAAAAAATGCAAATTTTTCATATGTAATTTTTGATCAAAAAAATCGAGGATTTTTTTTGCATGTTTGCATGTTTGCATGTTTGCATGTTTGCATGTTCCACTTTCGTTTTGTCATAAATTAATCCAACTCGAATAATATTATTCACACAAACAATAATATTATTTTTTTTTTGTATAAAAATGATTACACCTGAAGAAGAAGACTTTTGCAATGCGATTAAAGAATTTCGCACCAAATATGCAAACAACTTGACACTATCCGGACCTCATCGTCGTGCTGCATTCCATCAAACGAAACTTCGTGATATGTTTGAAATGAATCGTTTACCTGATTTCGAATACAACCCTTATTTGAATTTGTCGCACCCAGTTGTAGTAAACTCGTTGGCGATTGCATTGGCGGTTTTGATGAATGCAACAAGCATTAAACCTTGGATGTTTAAACCCGATTATATTGGACATTTCATTATACAGATTGAGGACCCGCGTGCACATCTTGTAATCTATCGTTTAATCGAAAAGCATTATGGTGTAGTCGACCAAGGTAATGCAAACGAGATTATTGATCATCTCGAGTTCCATGCATCGACACCTGTTTTTTACGATCTCGCACTTGAATTGAAAACGTTGCCTAAAGAACTCGTGTATGCGTTCAAGGTCTTATCAAGACCTGCATCATTACCTTTATTTGAAAGGCTTGGTTTGAATAAACCACCAGCACATCTTATGAACGAGATTGATCCTGATTATGAATTGGATGATGCTCCGTGGATTAGTCCCGTCATTGATGATTTAGATGCGATTGTTAACGAAGAAGAAGCTGAAGAAGAAGACCGAGAAGAAGAAGCTGAAGACCCAGAAGACCAAGAAACAACAAGATCAAAACGTGGACGGATGGTCCTAGAACTCACTGATGATCAAGAAGAAGGAGAAGTTGACGACCGAGAAGTTGACGACCGAGAAGTTGACGACCGAGAAGTTGCTGACGACCGAGAAGTTGCTGACGACCGAGAAGTTGCTGACGACCGAGAAGTTGCTGACGACCGAGAAGTTGAAATAAAAAGACCTTGCAGCATACTCATCGATTTGACGGGCGACGACCAAGAATACAATAGCCAAAATAAAAGATCTCGTATCGAAGTCATCGATTTGACCGGCGAGAGCGAATAACAAAGCAAAAAGTATATAAAAAATATAATTTATTTCATTATTATATAATAATGCATATGTATGAGTATTTGATTTTATTAATAAGATTTATAGTTCGATATTTTCAGAAAAAAACACAACCAATAAAACAACCACCCCCAGAAAAACAAGAAACACAATACGAAAAGTCCTGCAAAAAGTACGCCGAGTTCTATAACAAAACAAACGCAGATGAAGAAAACTCAAACATAGATGCCGAGTTATATGATTTTGATAAAAGAAAGGAACTGTTTGCAGACCCAAACAATCTACCTGAAAAGATGTGGAAATCGCGAATATTACTTGAAAACACCCCTCGAGGAAACGTCTTGATGTATTACAATCCATACACACACTCGTTTTATTACCACAGCGACGAGCAAATCATCCCCTACCCGATTCTAGAGCAGATTGCGAAGAAATATGTCGTCATGTATCGATGCAAGGATTTCTATATCGATAACAACATGTCCGAGAATAAAATGCTTCTAGTACTACAGAAGGAAGAAGACGCTCTCAAGTCGAAAAAAATGAAGGTAAACGACATCACCAAATGCGTGAATGCACATGCGGATTCGAAAGATGTGTTTGCGGCGTTGAAAGACTATCGATCGACGGGTCAAGCCGCTTCGTCATCAACCCCCTCGGTGCCGTCTTCAACGATGATATCTAAAAAAGTGGCGTCATCTGTCTCATCCACTTCATCCTCCTCCATAAAGTTTTCAAACAAGTTTGTAAGAATTGGAAAGATGTGTGAATTCAATATTTTGCAAAAAACGACAAACAAGAAGATCGAGGCGACAAATGAACTCATGTTTGGCAAAACACCTGTGAACAAGATTGTCGATTTTTTCGACGATGAAATCGAAGATGATTATGATGATTTGGAGATCGACACAAAGGCAAAGTCTTCGTATAAAATGTTCAAAAAGCTGAATTTAAGTTAAATCAAATCAAATCAAATTTATAATTCATCAATCGGAGTGTTTTCCAAAATCATTCTGTGAAGATGATCATACATGATAGAGCTAACGCCGACTCGAAAAGGTTCGGCGTTAACACAGCGAGTGACGGCAGCAGGGAATGTATCAAAGTTCTTTTGACAATAAGCTTTTGCTTCGAATAGATCTGGAATATCAACAACTGATATCTCCTTCGACCAAAGCAGATGCAATAATGGCTCCACTTTGGTTGGCGTCACATAGACGCGAGCGGTTTCGTCAAAGGGGTCTCGGACCAACAACCTCTGTCCCGCAACAGGAACCGGTTCACCCTCTCTTAACAAAACATCCAATAATGGTTTGTTCTCGGCACCATACAATCGATAAACCCTCTTCTTTCCTGGGATGGTCGTCTTTTCCGCTTCTTCAGACAACTTGATTCGCGGGGTGCTATTGATTTCTACCAGTTTATACACGCACCCCAATGCAGGCTGCTTCTGACAAGTGACAAGATTGGTCCCCACAGCATAAGTGTCAATTTCGTGACCATCCTCAATCATCTTTTGCAAACTGTCTTCATTGATATCGTTACTGACGGCGATGTTGCAATCAGAGAATATAACCGCATCATCAGCAGCAGCAGCATCCATTCGAATACACATTTTCCTGCACTCGATCGACAACTTCGCCAAATCGCCACTATCGAGTCGCAAACCGATGGGTAAATAACCAAGCTCTACTAATGCAAGGCCGACGATGAAGAAATTCAGCATACCGCTCTTCAAAGTATCGAATGAATCCACCAAGGCGATGAATTTTTCGGGAAAGCCGGCGGCGAAGGAGGCAAATGCACATAGTTCACCAATATTATGCGTGTTTCCGAACACCGCCACGACCTTCTCCTGGGCATTAAGAACAAAGGGTACAAAATCGGTTTGGTCAGAGGTTCCTTTCCGAACGATCGGAATCGACTTTGATTGTGAGAAACCAGTAAAAGATGTAATAAACGAATGGGCCATTGTGCCGACGATAGGAATTTTATCAATCTTACCGCAAATCACATTGGAAGAGGCATCAAACCCGCCCAAGAAGGAGTATTTCGAGGCGGAATAGCCACCATCCGGTCCTTGTGCACGTCGTAATCCGAACTCGAGCATCTTGAGTGGCTTTACTGGTCGGAGCCGAGACTTGGTTGACGGTTGACTGGCACAAGTCTTCAATCTCCTTGCATTCGTGGCAATCAGACAAGCGAAGTTGATCAAGTTTAAGATGGTGGTTTCAAGAAGTTGAACGATGGCGAGAGGCCCTTCTACAACCACGATTGGTTCTCGAGGAAACACAAACTCGCCTTGTTTCATGCAATATACTCTGACGTCAGAGCAATCGATGCTTGCTAACCACTCCCAAAATGCCTCCTCCTTGTTAAGCAAAATGGTTTTTAGATATTCAATGTCGGACTCTGAATACTTGAAGGATGCGACGAATCTAAGAATCTCATCCGAACCAGCGAATATGCAGTACTGTCCTTTGAAAGGGGCCTTTCGAAAGAAAGCGTCAAAGACGACTTCGTCATTGTGTTTATCGCATCGCCAATAGCCATAAGCCATGGTGATTTGGTAAAGATCGGTGCACAAAGGTGTGACCAGGTTGTTGGTGGGTTTTAAAGAAGACGACATTTTGTTTTGTTTTAAAATGTTATGTTATGAAAATTATTATTTTTATGAAGATTGCACTAAAATGCAGAGTTTGCTGCAATCCTAAAAAAATCCTCGACTTTTTTTGTTCTTTGCACTTTTTGTTCTTTGAAAAAATCCTCGACTTTTTTTGTTCTTTGCGAAAAAATTCCAGTTTGCACTTTTTCTGCAATCCCATTGCAATCCCATTGCAATCCCATAAATTAATCAAAATTCATAAAATCCATGGATAAATAAAAAAAATGACAAAAGTAAAATTACCAATTAATTATAGTCTTAGAAAAAGAGTCGCTGCACGCACCCTTCGGAACTGGTGGAGGACACCAAGTACGCGTGCAAACTTGGATCGTGTAATCGATCGTAGGAATGCAGCCAAAGGCAAACCGAAAGCCAAAGTCCCCATTCCAGATCAGAAATCCTCCAAATAAATATATATTTTACATAATTATGCAAAAAAACAGTTAAGATAAAGATAAAGATAAAGATAAAGATAATAAATCAATTAATTCTTTTTTCAAATGCCCTTCTCTAAACAACGTGATAACAAGTGTCAGTGCATCGATTCCATCATGATTTGTTGCATTGACATCCGCACCCCGTTGAATTAAAAGGTCGAGGACGTGCACATTTCCTTCTTGAGCCGCGGTAATAAGAGCGGTTTCACCAAAATCGTTTCTATAATGGATATCCGCCCCCGCGTTCAGTAGTGTTCTTACAACATCCAAATGTCCTTGTTGAGAGGCAAGAATCAACGAGGATTGCTTGACCGCAGTGCCATCTACATCATTGACATTTGCACCATTTTCCAATAAAAACAGCACTGTCTCGAGATGTCCGGATTCGGACGCTTTCATAATGGCGGTTTCTTTGTCATGTGATATGCTGTGAATGAGTGAAGGATTCGATGCAAATAATACACGCATTTGAGGCAAATCACTTGTTTCAAACCAGTCGTTCATACGTGTATAATAGTTAAATTATGATGATGGTTTAATTACACCATTTTAATTCATTAATCTTCACCGGTATAAACAAAAACAAAAAATTATATATAAGATAATCATCATCGTTGTTTCTCTTTCCATTCTAAAAATGCATTGCATTTCTCTAACGAGAACATGGTTCCCAAATGGCTTTTTGCAATATTATACGCAATCATTTCTTTTTCATTTAACGACGCCAAGAAGATCAACGCCGCATCTTGAGAGCTACCACCACCTTCGCCTTCGACATCCATTTTTTTTTCTTTTAATAAATTATGAACTTACAAAGAGGACAATCGGCACCCCAATGACAATCGAAGGAATGAGCATAAATAATATCATTGCAAATCTTACCACAAGCAGTGTTGTAATCAGACGTAGGTTTTCCACAACAATGACAAACTTTGTACAAGGCAAGCGGATCATTGAAATGATTGTCTTCACAAAATCGTTCAATGGCAGGCAACTCGTCGCGACTCAGTGTTTCGCAAAATCTCTGATAGATTGCATGGACTTCATCTATATTGTATTCATATGGAATCCAAGTGTCATCGTCGTCTTTACAATGGACATCAATGATTTCACAACCAACCTTTGAATACATGAGGTACGCAATCAGGTCAGCAATCGGTTGAGTAAAAAATATTTCCTCGATAGCATCATCGCCGATGCAAATCCGAATGCGACAAGATGCCATGCGAATCATTTTTTTTATGACATCATCATCATAAAAAAAACATAGAAAAAACGCCATCAAGGACGACAAATGAAAAACAAAATGCAAGACCAGGACGTCGAACACCGCTGCTGGAAATGCTACGATCTCTTAACCGCACGAGAGTCATATTTGAAAAACAACCGGATCGAGGAGTCCGAATATGATACACTCACATTTTTCAATAAAGGGTTGCACGAACCGAGCTATATATTTTGCACACAGTGTAAGCAATTTCGCTGCACGATCGATCACATTGTTACATTTATAATGATTGCATATGTTGCGTATATAATTTATTTATGTCGGTGAAGATTTGAAATGGTGGAACCCCATCGGGGTGGGGGGGGGGGTTTGTCATTTCAAATCGTTACCGATACACAGCTCAATTAATGAATTAAAATTTGGACATTATAATTCTTCAATGGTGTAATTAATTACCACCGATAAGCGGTGTTCTTTGAATTGGTGAAACAAATTTATAATTATCTTGCAATGCACATTTGTCCTGTAAGGTTAATATGTAGTTTGCGTGAGAGAGAGTGGTCAAATCTTTTGAAGTGGTGCAAGTCAGTTTCGGTTTTGTGAAAATGGGCAACCCAGTGGCTGTTCGCATTGTGGTCGAACACGTTTTTTTACCAACAACAGCATCGGAGGTTGGACAATAAGAAGCAATCTCAGTGAGCGTCTTCTTTTTGAGACGGGTGATGTAGTCAGTTTGATCATTGATGATCCTACCACCGTCCGCCTTGACAACCGTGTTGGGAAAAGGCCGATTGATCCATCGATGCTTCGTCGCTAACATCCCTCGAGTGCTCAACGTGGACTTTTTCACAACTGTATTATCTTCTAAACTAAATGTCTCGGAAGCCTTGATGTCGATATTGTTGGTCAACCCGATCCCTCTCGCCACGCTGCCCTTGTGCGGAGTATGGATCAGCGATCGTGAAAGAGAGGTTTGCCCGATATAGCCTTGACTTCGAGTGGTACCATTGATCGAGAACTGGTTTTGACCGACGCTCAAGTTATTGTAAAGAGCCTGTGATTTCTTTTTCAGAGTTGCGATTGACATTTATATATAAATTAAATACAGAGGATTATTCCTCCGAACGATTCAAAATCTCGCAAATCACACAAAAACTCCAGTTCGCCCCATTGAGATTGACCACACTTCCCTTGTCGTTCATCAGTTTGACGGACAGTTTTTGGATGCGTACTGGTCCAAAATATTTGCGGTCCTGGTTTTGCAAGGTGCCGCCAAACTCCATGTAGGTTTGACCAAAGGTCATTCCAGTAAGCTTCAAAGGAATGAGTGCAAACACATCTTTCAAATATGGTCCCGCTGCATAGCTCTTGGCCTTGGTTCGCTTGTCTTCCAAGATTTGATTCGCAGCATACAGTTGCTTGGCACTGAGATTTGTATTCAAACTGTTGGTAGCAGAAACGGCCACTCTTTGTCCAGTGATGGGGTCACACTGGAAAGCGAGTCGAGACGCATATGTAGGTAATGCAATGTCATTTTCTAAGGATGTGATGGTGATGAGACCGGCATTCACATGATTTTGAATAAAATCGTCCAAGACCACTAACAAATAGTTGTAGAGAGTGGTGATCAGAGCGGAGTCGCCTTGGATCGCGATTTTTTTATCCGTGCTCGAAGAATTTATATAGACCCCTGCCGAATCCGAATAAAGATTGCTCGGATAAAGGTTTAAATCCGTCGTAATCAAATCACGCAACGAGTATTCGGTATAGCTATGAAACCCGAGTATCCACCCAAGTGTGGAATCCCACGTGACATTTTGAACAACTCCGACGTTGCACGCGACGAAGCTTATGGGATCATAAAACACCAGTTTGTAGTCTTCAGAATAAAAAGTCTTGTTGATATTCATGCGAATGTTTGTATATTCCTCATTCAGATTCGTGACAAACGTGATTGTCGATCCGGTGGTTAAGGGATTATTATTAAACAAGGTTTGGATTTTGTCCTTCAACTGCTTTCTACTGTAGTCGCCTGTATCAACCTCAAATACGATGTCGTTTGCACCTCCGGGATCCGCGACCCCATTAATATACGGTTTAAAGACGAACTTATTGTTCGTCGAAGTCAATGGGATTATGTTGGGAAAAACCTTCGTTGACCCAGAGATGGAAGATTTCTCTCCTATACCAAAATTTAGTAAGTTGTACGAAGTGTCAAAATATAAATCATCACTCCACGTGTTATCGAGAAATGTCACTTTATAATCATTTTCGGTCAACACTTTTCGTATGTTGAAAAGCAATGAAATGGTGGAATTCGAAAATGAAATTACAGATCCATTCATGATTTGATCCCCTGGATCTTCGCCAATGAAGTTGCCGAAATCGGTATTGATTTGAGTTATCAATTTAGTCAACGTGTTGTATGTGCCGATAGTAAAGCGTAACTCGATCGGATCTGCATTCTTATTGCCACTGTTCTCTTTCGGTCGTAATACAATTATATTATTGTCCGAGTTAATATTGATAGATTGGACGGAACTAAATGGTATAGTCCTTGTAAAATCGTTGTTTGTCAAATCGCTAATGCTACTATTAAAACTGAATGGGAAACTACTCAGAAAACAGGAAGTAAAATCAACGACATAATCTTGCTGAGTGAATACGCGTATAATATCAAAATCAAATGATGTATAATCATTCGCATTGATATAGAATTGAGTGTTCGGAAGATTGAATTCACCATTATTCAGCACGCCTGGGATGATAGTTGTTGAGTTCAATGTCTGGATTGCGGCATTAATCGCGGCGGTATATTCGGATAATAGATATCCATCTGGATTATTGGAGCTCGGAACCGTTATCGTTCGCGTGTTTTCCTCCACATCATATCCAGGCTTCGTACACTCGATTCGAATATTTGCAGATATATCGAATATATAGTTTGTTAACAAGGTCTCGGTTTCAGAAACGACCTCATTCAGTTCGATAATGTCTTGTTTAAACTCAAAGCAAGAACCTTTCCCAGTCCAAATATGATTACTACCTGTACTAGTTTCAACTGGAAACTCAATCGCGAGTTTTGAGTTGTCAACGTGTTCTGTTTTGTTGCGATCGAGTTTTACTGCGATTTCGAAGTAAGAGTTTGTCGCATTGAGATTTACGCGGGTGAATCGAGACAATAGTGGGTCTAATAAACTGTTTGACCGTAGTTGTGCATTTATATCTTCTTCTAACTCAACGCGTGCATAACTTCGATTCGACTTGTTAAATGGAATGCGAATCGTGTCAATAATGCGTGTCCTTTGCAATAGACTGGTTCCGATATATCGATAGATGGTAAAGTAGTTATTAGAGGAAGAGTCCAGTGTATCCTGCGTTCTCAACTCGTAAATTGTGAGATTTGTATCGATTTCGGGTTTAAAGCGAGCCGAGTATGCAATGTATGGAAAATAATAGTTGTGGTTGTACCCCAAAAAACTTGGAATGGTGAGAGCCTTGGCTGACCCTTCGACATTGGGTGAAGACCAATTCGGAAAATACAGTTGATAATCGGTCTCATTATATTTTTTTTTCAAATCAAATTCAAACAAGATCTTTGTATTATTTGTATTGTATGAAATGCTGGTGTCACCGAAGCTGAGATCCTTCGATCCTGTTTTATAAAGGTTGAACAACCCTTGGATCGTCTCTGCAAACTGAGGCGGTGTGTAGTTACCACTGGGAATCTCAATTTTGATGTCGTGGTCACCATTATCGATTCCAGGGCTGTTTCCCTTAAGATAAAAGAAGTTGCTTCCGAAGGTGCTGTTAATCGTGTACCACGTGTACGGTATCTGTACCGAATACAGTTTCATCGAAATCACATTGTCAATGGATTCCGAGAGATTCATGGTAAAACTGGACGCATTCGTGGTCGACGCGTCTTCGCGGAATTGACTGTCGACCGAGATCATTTTGAAAATCGTGTTTCGCTTGACTGGGTTCAGCTTGAACTTGTCTTTCACGTAGTCGGTTTGTGTCACTTGCTGGACATCATCTTTTTTGACGGGAGTCACTTCGTTGATTGTGATTTCTCTTCCGACGAAACCTTCAACTTCTCTTCCGACGAAACCTTCAACTTCAACGTTTTTAACTTCACTACTCTCGTCCTCAACGCTGCCTCCATCAAAAAACCGATCATACATTGACTCGAAAAAATGATAAAGACGTTTCGATTTGTCTTGATACTTGTCCATAAACTCCAAAATTGACATCTCTAATTCGCGGTCACTTGGATTATTTAAATTTAAAATCGTAAAACAGTCTTCATCTGAGTAACTATTTATATCATAATTACCATCCATAGTCGTCGTTATAAATTATATATATGTTTTATTTATTTTCTAATTCGCGTAATGAACATTTTGCGAATAAATTCGGTTAAATCGAGTTTTTTTTTACATTTTTCCAACATGTCAAGTGGGAAAAATGTGATACCTCTGCACCTTTTCAGATGCCCTTTCCCTTGAAAACACAAAACGTCGAGTGCCGTCATGATGTCTTCTTCTTCTTCTGTCAAGTCTTTTCGATCAATTCGGTGACTGCCGAGATATGTGTATGCGTTGTATACTTCTTCACTATAGATGTTATGTCTTTTCTCAGACAGATTGTTCCGCAGCATTCCGACGCCGACGATTTTATTTTGGTCATTATTCATTTCCAGCATAAACATGATTACATTGGACGGAACCTTGTCTGATATGGGTGTGAATCCGCTATATACGCATTTGACACCTCGTTTGGCACAGTATGCTAACATTTCGGAATGGTTATCATTCTTGAATCGGGTAGTCATCAAATAATGGCTACGAGGTTGGATACGCAGTTTTTCCAATATTTTGGTACGACGAAGCGTATGCGTATGCGTATGCGTATGCGTATGCGACGCCGACGACATTTTATTTTTGATTGTATTATATATTTATATATATATATATATATATATAAACACATATGTCATCCATATCTTCTTACGACATATCGATTGAAGATCATGATGACCAGTATATAAAAAAATTAAACGAACTCGAGACAGGATCTGGTTCTGGATCCGACTCCGGATCAGGAAATGACGACGAGATTCGATGTAAAAAAATGTTATTCAAAACCAAAACCGAAGAGAACGAGCTGCATCTGTTATGTCTCTATTTAAAATGCAAAAGAAATGTTTTCAATTTAGCAAGTCGAGACAACCGAATCTATGCGACACTCTTAACCCTCTCATCATTCACGCTGACAAGTACTTTGATTGTTTTACCGTTTTTAACAGACAGCAACCCATATGCATCAAGCTCCTTGAGTATTATACTGATGACTATCATTTGTCTATCAAAAATGTGTAACTTCGAGATAAACCACCACCAATACAAAATGATTTCAATTAAATATGCAAAACTGCACGTCGATGTAGAAACGTTTTTGGCCAAGTTTGTGTATATGTCAGACAAACAGGTGGTGTTTTATAACAAGACGCGAGAGATCGAAAACAGGTTGTACAACTTCAAAGAAGATGATGATTCAATTAAAATACCCTATTCCATTCGAAAAATGGTTCCGGTAATCAGCACAATCAACATCTTTCAAAGCATTCATAATGTCGAGATTGAACAAAACACGTTGATTTTGCGGTACAAAACTGTGCAGAGTGAGATTGAACGCAACGACGACACGAATCGGATGAAGCAACTGACAGACAAAAAGAAAAAAATCAGAGATCAACTCAAAACCACGAATTACTCGAGCATCAAGCAGCAACTTGAAAACGAATATAAGGAATATCTCATAAAATATGATTAAGGTTAAGGAAACCCATGGTTTCCTTATATGGCTTACTCCTTCTCTTTCATTTTAAAAATAAATAGTATTGTTTTTAAAATATATTTTGATCCTTAATCTCAAAAGGAAGGATCTTAAGGAAACCCATGGGTTTCGTTAACCTTAACCTGTCGAGTGTTTTGTTTATGAACAAAAGAATACCCGGGTTTTTGCTGTCTCTAGTAAAAAAAATCTACTGTTTTATGTGTGTTTTTTTTAATATATTTTTGGAGTTAACGCGGTTTAGAGACATATTATATTATTGCATCGTCTTTATATTTATATTTATATATTATATATTATATATGTCATCCAGCGATTATATTTCATTGAAAAAAACCAAGATATTGAAAAACTATCACGTCAACACAAACAGCACGGTAAACATTCCACAAGTGTCTTACGAGAATTATTTGCATAATTTGAGTCTAAAAGTCGCGAATTGTTCGACATCCACTTATGGGAATGGAGTCGCGAAACCGTTGACGCTGAATAATATTAAGATTGGAGGCATCACCACTTGTCCGGCAAACACATTTGAAGGTCCGATCCGAGTTCCGACAGTCCATTCGAGACAGTCAATGCCAACACCGAGATTCTCTGTGCGACCCCAACATACACACCAAACCTGTTTGAATAATCCATTGTTGTCGGATGTATTCGATTTTTGTTCAAGTAAAGCACCGTATCATCGCCAATGGAATGTAAAACTTCCGAAATAAGATATAAAAATTAAATGTATAAACAGACACACAATGGGAGACGCTTGGGTCGAAGAACAAAACAAGCTATTAAATATGCAAATCAATCATAAAAGAGAACCGCTGAAATATGTGAAGCTGCATTTTTGTTACGTCGGTGCAAATGACACCATTCTACGAGTCGAAACAAAAAAACATATATTCGAGCAAGAGCAAGAGCAAGAGCAACAACAACCACAACAACTGATATCCGAAGCAACCATTTTAAACATTATCGACAACCACAAAAAAAGTGAAAACGTGCATTTTACGTTTCAGGAACTCTCCATGTTCCATGTCGACCTGGAACCCGAAAACATAAACTCGCTGGATCCGGCAAAGACCACTTTTTTCAAAACGTTTCCGTTTGTCTCGGATGTGCAGTTTTCAAACTCCGTCTTCATATTCCACCCGATCAATTCTCTGTTTTTCGTTTTCAAGCAAAAGTCGAGTTTAAAACAAACCAATAGCAACAGCAGCAAGTCGATCAAGAAAAATGTGGTCTTCTCTTCTAAAAAACATACACGAAGATTTTATAACAATAATTAAAAAAAATAATATATATACATTATAAATATTATTATCACAAGAGAAACAAAAAAATGACAACACAAATACTCGAACAGATTGAATATATAAAGTTCCACGAGTTGCAAACAGACAATCCCATCAACGAAAAGCTGAATGCAGTTCTTGACGACCCAGACTCGATCCATTACATGGAAAACATCATCGAGGCAATCATGTATACAAGAGACATCAACGGCGGACGCGGGTTACGCGACTTGACATACACCTACTTGTTCACATTACAACAGAAGTTTGCCATGAAGGCGGTGTTTACTCTCTACATGATTGTAGAGCAAAAAATCGGATCTTGGAGAGACGTGCGAAGCTACTGTGAGTTCGTTGCGAAACATTCTACCAATTACTCGATCATCAAACCGATTATTGGCTTGTACAATAACCAGCTCATCAAGGACAACCGGATATGGAAAGAGACCATCAAGGCGTGGAACCCGGTCACTTCTCCGCGACCAATCGCACGTGATTATATCTCGTATGCTGCGAAATGGGTGCCGAGGGAATCCAAAGGCCGCAAATGGTTGTTCAATATCTTAGTATCCATGTGGGTTTACATGGACGATGACTATAAAGTCATTATGACCTCGGCGAAAACGCAAGAGGCGATCTCCGCTGCCGAACGCAAGTGTAAAATGATGTATCGAAAAATGATCAGCAACTTGAACAAAGAATTGGATACACTCGAAATCAAACAGTGTGCGAACGAGTGGTCGGAGATCAACCCCCATCAATTGACTACCAGCCAATTGTATCATGGCAAAGAGACCTTTTTAAAAAAGTGTAAGTGGGACGCATTTTACAAGGAGAAATTGGCTCGAATCACCGAAAAAAAATATAGTTACGATGTTCCCATTTGGAAACTCGTGAAACACATTGTTCGCTTGTCAAAACAGGATGACAAAACGGAAGAACTCGACGCGATGAATTTGCATTGGCCAGCATACATTGAACATAAATTCGAAAACCACACCGACTATTATATTTCGATGGTTGACGTATCCGAGTCCATGTATGAAAATGGTTCCAAGCCGCTCTATGACGCGATCGGACTCGGATGTATCATTGCATCTAAGTCGAAGTTCGGTCCACAAGTGATTGTTTTGGGAAACAAACCTGAAATGGTCGATCTCGCGAATTGCACTTTTAGTGAAATGGTTGACCGCATGATATCAACCCCATTACATCGCTCGACGTCGTGTATCACCGAGGGTTTCCAATTGATTTTGGATGCTGTGCTAGCCTCCGGTATGACACCAGAAGAGGTCGATTGTTTAAAAATCAAAGTCTTGTCAAATAATATTCATTCCATCGATTATTCAACTGTCTCTGAAAGCTGGAGCAACAAGGGATTCCGATTACCAAACATCATATAAAAAAAAAATCAGACTAGACTAAGATTCGAAGATTCTCTTTCAAAAACTGTTCGTCCGTCTTTTTTTCCATCTTTTGGTATTTGCCTTGCAAAAGAGAGATGACCACGAAATCCAACTCTTCTCTCGTCGCGTTTAACTCTTGAACCTCATTTGTTCGGATATTAAACAGTTTAAAACTCTTCTCTGGATAACCCAGCATCTGATACAACCACGCATAAATGATCACTTGCAATTGATGGTCCATCGTCAGTTCCTTCACACATTTGATTTCCCAAACCGTCTTTGAGGTGATCAAATCCGTCCTGGCAGTGAAACGAAACCGCACATTGTCTGCAAAATATCTTTCCAAATAGTCATCAATCAGGTCATGCTCCAGTTCTTGCGACCGATGAATAATCGTTTTCTCGATGATTGGTTTGCTTTCTTCGCACTCTTTCCCGATTGTCTTGTCGAGACGTGCTTTCGACCGCTCCAAGATCTCGTCGCTGATCCAGTTGTATTCGTGTTCGCCGATCTGTCTCAGTTTAAAATACAGCTTCTCTTGAAAGGCCGTATAAACGTTCGATAAAAACAGGTACTCGGCAGGTGTAGAGAATTTCGCAGGCAATCGTGACGCCATCTCCTTCAAGTAGGAGTGCTCGTGGTCCTTCATTTCATCCAATATCAGTAACACTGTTTGATAAAGCACGTTTGTAGCACCTTCTTCCCATTTGTTGCTCAAATAGTCGCAGTAGATGGCCGGAATCGCCAACCCGTTTAGATCGCTGATCTCTTCAAAATATCCCTTGTCTGTCTCGATCATGGTGGGGATGTCGATCTCTGTCCCCTTCTTTTGTACCACGCGAAACATCTGTTTCATGTACGGTGTAATCTCTTCCAGTACCGACTCGGGAATGAACTTGATCAAATCGGTCGGCGTCACATAGTGTTTTATTTCGTCCTCTTCCTCCTCCTGTTTTCCTTCCTCTGCTCCGCCATTCGGATAGTAAGGCATCCCTTTGAACTCCACACCTTTCATCTTCTTGATCTCGAACTGGGTCTTTTTCAGAAAACTCATCGGCCGGTCTGTGCTAAAATCGGTCTTCTCCAACAAAAACAATGCCTCGGTTGCACGCGTTGCCCCTACATAAATGGGGTTCGGACATTTGTCTTGAGGCAAGTCCGCACAGTAAAATGTCATGTATCCATTGTCAAACCCAGTGACAAACACGTATTTTCTTTCTCTGCCCTTGGCACTATGAAATGTGCAGAACACGATCTTGTTTTCGATGACTTTATTGTCGATCGCGTCGGTATCGAACATCGGGACGTGACACGGGATATTGTGGCTCACCAATACATTCTCGATCTTCCGGATTTGGCTGTTTGGACCCTTGACGGAGGCACCCAAGATGAATATGTCGCTCGGAGACGCACCCTCGGCCAACAACTTCTTGATGTGAAACACTACCGCGTTTTCCAGATTCCGACGAGTGTTGCGTAGATAATAGACGGGGTGTTTGCCGTCTCTGCACGCGAGCACCCTTGTCTCGCCGATCAAGGCCTCGTTGATAAAACTGGACATCTGATTCGTGATTCGGTAGGAGGTGCTGAGCGAACAGTTGTGGAATTTCTTCGATTTTAGTAGGCCATGGTGACACCAAAACTTTTCCGCCAATGTGAGAAACCGCGTATCCGCTCCTTTGAACTCGTAGATCCCTTGCATATAATCTCCCAAGATCAAGAGTTGGAACGGATGTCCCATGTCCATGGTATACTTCACAATCAGGCTGTAATAAAGAAAGGTCATGTCTTGTGTCTCGTCCAGTACCACAAGGTTTTTTTTCGGGAGAGCTTTGCGTGGTTTCGTGTTCTTTGCCAATATATGCCGCAACCCGGTATCCGTATACGCAGACGCGTCGTAGTATTTCACCGCCAGACTATGGTAAGTGTGCACCTCTAGATTTGATATATTTAGGTGTTTCATTTTTTGCTTGATTTCGATTCGCAACATGGAGTTATAAGTGAACTGAATCATGATCAATGCGTCGTTTGCGTTTGCGATGGAAAGGACGGTGGTTGATTTCCCAGAACCAGCGACTGCATTTACCACAACATTCTCTCCATTATTGATATGCTTTAAAATCAAGAGTTGATCTTCGTTCATTTAACATTTATATATCCCTATTATTTATATCATTATGAATCATCAGAAGAAGAGAAGGACACAAAAGAACCATGAAACCGAAGATGATAGGAAAACATTGGCGAATTTCAAACAAGTGTTTGGATTCAACGATGATGTTTTAAAACAGATTAAAATCGCACACAAATATGCAAAAATATATGATAATCAAACACAACAGTGTGCAAAACGAAAAAAAACGATGAAGAAAATGAAAGGAGGGTCGATCAAAATGCTGAGTTTGGCTGCTCAGGTTGTACTTCCAAGATATTTTAAGTTGGACGGTTGGTCGCTTCAACAATTTTTTATTGCATTAAAAGCCATTCAGATGGCATTTGATCGAGTAATTAATAAACCATTGGACAAGAATTCATCATTTTGGGATGAAACGACCGATTTGATTACATATGTTTTACCTGCAACAATAACTTCATATATACAAAGTACAGTTTTTTTTGAGTTTACAACGATTTTGAGTGGCAATCAGATTAGTGAAAGTGAAAGAGGTATGTTAGGCCATTTAGTTACTTCAAACACAACTTCATTTTACAATTGGGCAAAGAAAGGCTTGTTTGATGCGGATTCCAAAATAACAATAGAGGACGGAGCAGCAGCAGCAGCAGCATCAGCAGCAGCAGCAGCAGCGGATAAAACAACCAGCGTGAATCCAGACTTCGGTAAAGATCATTTGAATAATACAGCGTCCACGACGAGTCAAAATCCTAGCTATGCTGACTTTATGAAGAGTGCGTCAACATCAAAATTAACAGGAAATGAGGAGTATACTAAATTGTGGAAGGATAAACAACAACCTATGTGTACTATGGGGGCTACAGATGTAGTGAATCAAAGCAAGATTTTTTCAGTAGAAACCGTAAAAAAACTGTTCGCACTCGCAACAGGACAAACCGGTGTAATAGTAATGACGACCTCGGTTACGATATTCATATTATATTATTTATACACGAGAACGCTTGGAAATTTGGAAGAAAACATTAAACTCGACAATGAATTGTTTGTGAACCATAAAAGAAGACAACTCATTTTGAATACACATTTACAAAAGTTGGAAAAATTAAAAAAATCGACAGAAAATTTCCGTGCGTTATATAAAAAAAATGAGTTGAAAGCCATGGAGAAATCCGGAATAGCACCAAGTGCATCCAACAATTCAGTCGATGAGGTACTTGGTAGAAGACCCAGATTTGTTGAGGAAGGAGACGAAAACTGGAGGTATACATATGACATAAAGAAAAAACAAAGCGAAAACAAAAAGATAAGCAAGAGCAAGAGCAAGAGCAAGAGCAAGAGCAAGAGCAAGAGCGAAAGCGAAAGTGAAAGCGAAAGTGAGAGCCACCATAAAAAATAAAATGTATATAGTTATTATAAAAGATGACACCAGAAGATGAATATTTACAATTAAACGGACGCGTCATTGCAAATATTGAAGAAAAACTCAACGGCAAAAATCGAATTGTTCGTGACGCAATATCAAGAGTATATAATCAAATTGCAAAACTGATTACAAAAGCACTATTTACGCTTGGTATTGACAGTTGTGCGTACATTATTTATAACTTTCCGAAAAACATTCGTGAAAGCGTACTCGAACTAATAAAGAAAGAAATCCAACGCTACGACGATTTTCAAAAAATGGTAGATCGTAGTGATTTAGAAATAAAAGGTGGTTCATTCCTATGGGAATCAGGAAGCGAATTCATTAACGAACAAAGACCGAAAATCATATCGATTTTAAAAGACAAATCAAATCAAATAAATAAAGATCAGTGGAAAGAAGTAACAACATATTTCGGTTCAACAAACAATACCTGGGACGGCAGCGTTAAATTGATAAGAATTGGGTTGATTTGTATGTTGTCTAATTTCAATTTCATCAAGACTTTAAGCTATACTAGTCAGATACAACTACATGTGGGTGCACACGCTGTTTTTGATTTGACATTGTGGATAGGAAAAGAGTTATATTTTTGGAATTCAAACACCAACCCATTGTCACATGCGGCGAACAACTCATCGTCTGCGCCTGTAGAAACAAAAGATGAGAGACGAGTAAGAAAAGCGTTGGAAAAATTACAAAAACAAGCAGATGCAAACGAGAAAGCAGAAGCAATGTTCAAATCCAAATCCAAATCATCAAGCAAAAAGGGCGGATCAAGAAAAAGAAAAGGCAGATCAGTCACTCAAAGACGATTCAAAATCACTCGGTAAAGGTATAAATCTTTGCTGGTGTATTATATATAATGTCATCATTATCACAAATAATACATGGTATTCTCGAGACATATACGAATGATAATAGTGAATTAGACTATGATAAAATTGTTACTTTAGCAACATTTGGTTTAATAATATTATCATCGACCGATAGTACGTTTGTGGATAAAATAAGACAACAAATATTTTCAATGCGGGTCAATTTTATGGCCGATTACTATTTGTATGATAAACTAGAACCATATTTAATACGGCGAGGCAAGATTGATAAAGATATACCATTGATTGAAGTGATCTATCAGTTTGGTACTGAGATGGGCAATACGCACATTGATTTTTCGAACACATATAAAACCAGTGATCAAACAACACAAATGAGTTTATTCGACGCCTTCAATAGTATTGCTCGAGTGTTGTATCAAAGTATGTTTTGTTGTAAGCTTGTTGAAATAAAAGATATGATGACATCAAGGTCTCTTCGATCAATCGCAGAACCGTTAAAGTTATATTTGACTGGAATATTTAAAATAGTTGATAAAAGTAAATCGAAAATCCTTCCAAAATATAGATTTGTTTATTTTGATGGTAGTACAAAACCACCCGATTGGGTATATAAATCAAAATCGCCAATCGAAACAGCATTGGATAATACTGCATATATTTTTAAAAAATCATCGATTTTACCATCGAGGGATCCGAAAGGGGGTATAAGTCTAAAGGCATTTAATGTTGGTCTACTCGAAAATGCAAACTCATTCTTTATCAAACCTATAAATAATATTGCATTGAATGCAGAAATTAAGAAAAAAACACACGGATTACAGAAACAAATTATTATTGTTGAGAATTTCGATGAAAGTACAAGTACAATAACTGTACCACCAAACATTGAAACTGTAATTATATCAGTAAATCCTACTTCAAAAACTGCAACAGCAGCACCTATGCCTGATTATATAAAATATATTACAAAAAAAGTAATAATTGATGATCCTTCAAAACCACCGAATAAAAAATTCATAAAATTGTCATATAACGGATGTTCACTCAAAAAATATAGTTGTAATGAAGAAAAGGATGATACGAATGAATATACATATGACGACAATGCCAAAAATCGCGAGGAAACGATCAAACACCGAGAGGAAACAATCGAACATGTAGTATTAAATGAAGTAAATGTTATAATTAATGCGATTAATGATGAAGCCACAGCAATGAAAGTTCCTGATTTTTCGGGGGTAACATCCACATTAGGAACGACATCCGGATTAGGAACGACATCTGGATTAGGAACGACATCTGGATTAGCAACGACATCCGCATTAGGAACGACATCCACATTAGCACCATGTCTGATTATGGTATATCCAATTGCAGTCAATAGTACATTAGGAGATGGAAACGGTATCTACGATCCCACACCAGATATGCGTAACAATATAACCGTATATAGAAAAAGAACCGACCCGAGTTATCGAATATATTTTGAAGATAGTTATTGGAAAATTGTAAAAAAAGACAAAGAAAGCGTCACTCTAATATCACGTTGCGACGAAACTGGTAATCAATTCGTTTCCCCAAACACATTAAAAAATTGGACGAATGGTAGAGAAGTTCTTGATCTGAAAACATATTTCGAAACGCTTCAAGACGTAACAGAAATTTTATATGAGTTAGATAAAATGACAACGATGCGAGTTATAAGAGACAAACCATACATATTTATTCCATCCACAGCCCCAGCTACATACCAGTGTAAAAAGGAAGGAGACTATATAAACATACTCGAACACGATGACTTAGTCCCATATGGGCTTGTAAAAATCACACGTTCTGTAGTAAAACCCTTTGTATATATGGGAGCATTGATTTACAACAGTGAAACAAAAGAAACCTGGGGCAAAGGTACTTGTACATATGAAAACGGCGACAAGTATACAGGAATTGTAATGTTTACAGACAAAGATGAGATATTACCAAAAGGAGAAGGTATACTAGAATACGAAAACGGAGATGTTTGTGAAGGAACAATATGGAATGGGTTCATATGTAAAATAGGAAAGTATACTACGAAAGGTAAACTACCATACATAATACCATAATTATAATAAAGAGAATAGACATTTTTATTATGATTTATTTCAGTTCATTCACGGTTTAAAGACCGTCAGCAGCAAGAGCATCAAGTGTGGACTTGTTAACGAGCTTGATCAAGAGAGGAGCAGTGCAAGTACGCTTGATGAGTTCAGTGGTGGCTTGGGTGTTCATGGTGAAGTTGGTCGAGGTGAAACTGGTGGACTGAGATTGAGCAGTCGAGACGGCATTGGAGACACCCTGGTTATTCAAAGGATTGAACGACTCAGAATCGATCTTCAACACAAGAGTGACTGTGGTGCCAGCAGGAACCCAGATGAGATCACCGGCAATAAAGCCGTCCTCCACACCGTAGTTATTCTTGTCAACGGGGTCAACCGCGGTTCCGGAAGCGTTTTGGGCAAGATCCGCGATGGGGGTTCTGTTGCCAAAAATGTTGGCGTTGACGGCGTATCTAAGAAGCTGGGTGATGTTGCTGATGGTGATACTACCAGACAGGTCACTGATGTAGTTACCGGCAACAGCCTTGGTCTCGCCGTTCAGAAGTCTCTTGAAAGAGGCACCAGTGAAGTTATTACTTCCATCAATGGCGAACTCAGAAGCAGCAGTAAACAAAGATGAGAAACCACCATCGAAGCCGAAATAGGTGGCAACGTAAGACTGGAAACTGGAGTAAAGAGTAGAGTATTTGCCAACGGCAATGACTTGGGCAGATTTGGGAATGCCAGCAATCAACTCAGCAGCAGAGAGAGAGATGGTACTTCGCTCAGTGTTATTGGGCATTTTGAAATAGTCGTTCACCTCGTCGAAACTAGAATCGAGAACAGCAGTGTTAGTAGAGTTCTTACGCACACCGAGTTTCAAGTTGAAAGTGGCAACATCCATCAACACTTGGATGGAGTTGGTGACATCTACATTGACGGGGACGGACGAAGGTGCGAGCTTGATATCATCGAAGCCACGTTCCATGGTGAAACCTCCGGTAGCACCTAAAGCATATACGTTACCAGAGTAGGTACTATCAGCATGTGTAGTATTTGCAGAAGAGTCAGTTGTTAAAGCGGCAGGGTCAGGTAAAGACATGTTTTATATAATACAAAACTATATTTTTTTTGTTTATAAATCATAAAGCATCTTGAAAAGGATGCAAAAGGAGAAGTTGCCATTATTGATGTCTAAAATCCGTCCGTGGTCGTCGTAGATTTTAATGTGCAGTTTTTGGATATCAACCGGACCGAAGTATTTTCGCGGCTCACTTGTTTGAACCATGTCGTTTTCCATGAGCAAACTAAAATAAGACCCTTTAATGGGAATTCTTGCTAAAATATTCGGGCTCAAAATGGAATGATTGAACGCACAGACAAAATTATTATTCACGCTGTTGTTAAAATCGTCTATTGCTAAATAAAGGTAACGGATATTCGCCGGTTCCAAGACCGACTCGGACACATAGTGTTTTTGTCCTTGATATTTGCGTTTTAAAAAGCCAATATTCAAGCCAATTTTGGAAGTAATGTCGGTTTTGTCGGGATTGCCGTTGATGTCTCGAGAGAAATCTAATATAATCGATCTGATCATCACACCGAATACACCAATGGTTTCGACAATCACCTTGCCAGTTCCTGAGCCGGTAAGCGTGATATCCAAACGAAACTGCACATAGTTCAATAGGTTGCCTGGGTCAATAAACGATTGATCATCGTTTCGTAGCTGAAGTTTACTGTTGATGGTTGCGATAAAATCGGTAGCGTTGTAGTTACCATCGGGGATAATAATAACTCGCGAATCCTCTTTGTAGTTGACCTCGTCCAACATTTGTCTAGCGGCGATGTAGAAATAGTTATTGCCATACTTGGAGGAGATGCCATAGAAAGACACGGGAAACTCGATCGCAGTGACTTGCATCGAGACCACTTTTTGAAACTTATAAGGGAGGTTTAATAAGAAATCAGCACTGTTTGTGATGGACATTCGATCGCGAAACCGGGTGTCGATGTTCAGATATTTGCTGATAACACGGGTTTTCAAGGGGTTCATGACTCCTGGAAAATACTCGCTATTGAAGGTGTTGATGTAGGGGGTGGGTGCGGTCTCGATGACGTTATGATTGGTTTGATGCTGCTGCTGAGGCTGAGGCTGAGGCTGCGATTCTGCCTTGCATTTTACCGTGACCAACCATCTTTTCGCAGTTTCCAAGAAGGACAATAGGTCGCGTGTAAACTTTTTATCTACATGTCCAGAGGACAATAAAAGTTCGCGGAGTTGCGTCTCTTTGAGTTCAATGTCGGCGGCACTATACTTGCGATTGGATTCCATATGAAAGAACTTTTCCAAATCAAGTATGGTATAGTTATTAATATCTAAGTCGAGGTCCATTTATATAAAATTATGTTTGATTTTTTATATAATGTTTGCGAAATCTTTATTTACGGGTTCTCAGGTTTTTAGTGCAAAATCGATTTTGAATCCAGTAAATTATTACTATCAACAAAAATCACAGACGATGTATGGGTCGGGTGCAAACACGGATCAATGTGCGGGATTGGGATCTGGATCTGGATCTACTGGTGGTGGAGGAACCACAGGTGGAGGAACCACAGGAGGCGGAACCACAGGAGGTGGTGGTTCTACTGGCGGCACAGTGTTATTCAATTCCAACACCATCACCGCCCTAGATATCATCCAATTAAACTATGTGAAAAAAATGGCAGACAGAAACTATTTGGCGATTCCGAGTTCGGTGGAGGAGTATTTGTTGCTCAACAACATTGTATCGAATGAGATCACGGCCCAAACAAATACAAACTTACGCCTACTCTTGCAGCTGGCAAACGACGCGATGACTGGAGCCCTTCACTCGAAAACGCTGAATGCAGACAACACCGATTTGAATTTGCAAAACTTGTTATTAAATCGCAGAATCGAGGATATTCTTTCGGGTAAAAACGAGGTCAAGGCGATGGGATCCACCGAAGGCGAGTTCGTGATTACAAAGACTTTCAAATTGGCCCCGCTTTACAGTTACTACATTTACTTGTATGGAATGCCTGCATACGGTGTTGGTTTTGATCCGGCGAAACTGAATATATTGGCGACCATGTTGCAAAAATACAATATTAATCCATATGGTTAAGTTATATACCATGTCGTTTAGCGATTATGTTCAGTTAAAAAAACTAAAAATGGTTAAGAACACGAGACCTTTTATAAACTCGTCGAATTACATGGCGAATAAAAGAAAGTTGTGTGCGATTTTAGATACGGTGGAGGTGGACGAATATGCCGACGTGGTTCCGCACAGTTTTTATGGCATACCCATTATGGAGAGTTTCAATAACTGTCCGCCGAACACGTTTGATGGAAAGGTCACAAAACCGGTGATCTTCGGTACGCCGCGTATTACGTCGAATTTGATACCAAAGACATTTATGTAAAAAAATCACGACACATAATATATATATATATATGGATGTCATCGTCATTAAGGAAAACCAGAAAAAAACGAAACGACACTTACAGCGGAATCATATCTAAAACAGAAGACAAAGAAGAGAAAATCGAATTATTGAACTACATCAAAATGACTCGAACAAAGAAAACGGTAGACGTGCAGATTTATAAGTTCTTGAAAATCTTGATTATGAAAACCAACATCGAATCGCGAGCATTCGAACAAGTGTTGCGAGGTGCCTTTGTGATTTTGCAAGACAATGGTGTCATCTATGAACAGTTTAAAAATCAGGGACGACCAGTTGAATACACCGATTATGGCCCTGCAAAAGTGTACCCATCGTCACATTGGTCAGAGAAACCGCAATATCGACTGGGCAAAGGGGAAATATTTGATCAACAGGGAAATAAAAATACGACGTTTGATTTATTAGTCGGCACAAGTATTCTCCCCGACTTTGCAGGAAACACGTGGTTTCAGTTTGAAAACTCTCGCATTGAAACCATCGCACAAATGGTGTTTCATATGAAAGACTTTATAAAATATATAGGTACCGACGCTGGAAACATTGGAGCATTTGGAAACAGTCCATACACCGAACTGAAACAAAAAGGGCCATTACTCGTAGAAATGTGTTATCAACTCGAAAACTGTAAATTCCTGAAGGACAATCATCCGATTAAAAACAGTAAAAAATATTGGAACAATGCGACGATGTCCATCGAGGACTATAAAAACTTGGTGCCTATCATATACGCTGCCGGGAACAATCAATATTCGAATCCATGGTTGCGATATGAATATACATCAAAATCACTTGGCGATGTTATTAAATCTGTCTTACCAAATGATTATGTCGAAGATGAAGATGAAGATGAAGATGAAGATGAAGATGAAGATGAAGAAAAAGATTCAATTCAAATACGACCTGACATCCTGATTATGAAAGTGTACAAATATGTTTTCGAGCACAAACAGAGGTCATAAATTTAATATGCCCAAACCAAAACAAAAATGATATATATAAATCGTATTATTTATGCAGTCACGGCACTGACGATCGCAATCATTGCGTACATTATCTCTTTGTTTTGTATTGATAAACCAAAAAGGAAAAGGACCCGGTTTCATCCAACGGTTTGTGACTCCAATGATAAATATGTCTTGGACCCGACACCACTCGCCCAAGGAACATTCGGTAAAGTATTCAAATGCCGCGATAGAAACAACGGCCACTCTTACGCAGTCAAAGTCACTGTACATGATCCGGACGATGTGGTGGAAATCCGGATTTTGAATGCGGTTAAGGGAAACAAACTCTTTGTACAGTTTCAAGAGTGTTTTACACAGTTACACATCGAAAACGCGAAATTAACAACAAGTCGATACCTCGTTACCGAGTTGTTGTACACATCACTATATAACGTTATATGCAAAAATGCAATTCCCAATCGATTGATCGTCGAGATAACGAAACAGCTTGCAGACGCACTGCTATTCCTCAAAACGAAACAGATCATTCATGCGGATCTCAAACCACAAAATATAATGTTTCGCAAACCGAACTGTTCTGAGATTGCAATCATTGATTTCGGAACATCCACGTATAACAACGACGATAAATCCTTAACCATTCAGACCTCGCCCTACAGATGCCCCGAGAGCATTTTTGAATTAGACTGGTCATATCCAGCCGACGTATGGTCACTCGGTTGTTTGATTTGCGAGATGTATACAGGGACTCGTTTATTTGATTTTAAAGGCGATTATCACGACGAACTGGAGAGTTTTGATGCAAGAAACGAGCATTTGCATCAAATTGAGATTGTAAGCGGATACTATCCGACACATATGACACGTAGTTCCACAGTGAGCGTAACTCATTTCTGTAGTAAAGGTAAAAGCAATCGATTATTGAAAACAACATCCTCACTCGAGAATCAAAGGACCATTGATCGAATCTTTGCTGGATGGCCAAACATGTGCAGGTTAATCAAACGGATGTTGGTGATTGATCCGAGTAGGCGAATCACCATTGAAGAACTGGTTAAGGAAACCAAGGTATTCAGCGACGCTTACGCCTTATGATCCTTCCTTATTTAGACCTAACTTTCGCGTAGCTTATAAGCTGTCGGCGTCGCCTTACTGCCTCCTTTAGAGTTAAGGTTTCTTTATATAATAAAGCTACTCTTAATTTAATTTAATTTAATTTAATTTAATATAATATAAACGATGACTCTTAAATTTACAATCACTCGATCCGTTAGACAACACAGCACAAACAATAATGGAAGTAGCAACGGGCGAGTTCTCGCAATTGACAGCATTAAAAACAGTCAAGGAAGTATATTTAATCGATATGTACCCGGGGCGGGTGTAGGTGCAACAAGCATTTCGGCAAGACGAGCTAAAATGTTCCATGCTTCCTTAAAGGAAGGATTATAAGGCGTAAGCGTCGCTGAATACCTCGGTTTCCTTAAATAAAAGTGATTCTTCATCCGAAGGTTTCAAACTGTATTTTTTCAAAAATGCTTCGTGTTCTGGGCTTTTAATATGTTCTCTTTCACACTCGGTAAAGGATACATCCGAGTCGTCGGAGTCGTAATCAGATAACCCATCCTGTGATATAGCATCTACATCTGCATCTGCATCTTCATATGCTAATGCAAAGGCATCCATAATATTGCCCAACATTCCATCCAACACTTCTGGTTCATAGGTAGCATCACCTTTTAAACATTGATCAATCAACTCCACTAATGTTTTGAACTTGAGTTCTATTTCTGTAAACTTCTCTTCATTCATGTTTTAGAAAATATACAGACAAAATGTTTATTATGATTTGTTTTTTGAACAACCTTCGTCAACTGAGAATCGATCGTGTATCCATTGGAGGTCAAATAAGACAATAGAGAAGGGATCTCATCTACTGTTAAAAAGGAACGATCGTTCCGTCGAATCGCAAAATGGCATCGATTGAACATGTCATCATCATCATCCACCTGAAATGGAGAGAGTTTGCGAGGGTTGAATCGAACCACGAAAGTGGAAAGAGGACCCAAAGGCATTTTGTCCAAAACAAGAATGTTTTGATATTGTTTCGAATGGGGATTCAAATAAGATTCAATAGTAACTGTACACGAAGAAAATGTGATCGGAAAATCGTCCATTATTATTTGATATAAATATATAAAAATAATGTCAAATGACTATGATTTTTATGTAGAATTGCCATCCGCTAAATGGATTACAGTTGAGGTTTCCGAAAATGACACAATCGGTGATTTGAGAACAAAGATATTCGAAAAATCAGGTGTCAGCGTAAACACCTTTACAATCGACGGCAAAGAGGTTAGCGATAATAGAGACAAGATTTTTAAAACACGTTTAGCGAGAGACGTGAAGTACTCGGAAATGGCCACATTTATAAAGGGAACATAGTTCCCTTTTGATCCCTCCTTTTGATCCCTCCTTTTGATCCCTCCTTTTAAGCATGGGATTTAAAGGCGTAAGCGTAGCTGAATACGGCAGTTCCCTTTATAGGGAACATCCTTCAAATCCCCCTTTGTAAAACTTTCCAAACTTGTCTTTCCCCACCCCTTTCAAATCCTTGTTATATTTGAATCCCATGCGTTTCATACCGTCCTTAATAAAGTCCTTTTGAAAACTGGACATCTCGCACATGACATCCAATGAGATTCGCCCCGACAAATCCTGGATACAGTTGTCGGAAAACCAGAGAACGAACTCATCATTCTTGTTCTTTGTCTCTTTCGCGTCATTGAGGAACTGCAAAGGGATGCGTAACCCGCCGTCGACAAAATATTTTTGTGCATATTCGCAAATGATACCAAACACCTCGTTATAATATTCATTCTTGATCGTGTCGCTTAACCCAGGATCCGCAATAAACAATAACTCGGCGGGGGTTTCCGATTTACGGGTGCCTGTCCGGTCAAAATGGGATCCGAACGAGACCTGTTTATAACGATTGTACACTGCTTCTTCGTTGGGGTCGACTTTCGGTATATGATTACTCAAAATGAACATCTTGTAGAGGATCTGAATCTTATCGCTGGTTCCGAACATGACTTCATTTTCGATCGTTTTGCCGTCCGCGATCTCTTTCAACAGCACTGGGTTTGTCTTTTTCGTTTTTGAAAATTCATCCAACCAGACAAGTCGTTTCCCCTTTGTCATACAGAGTTGTTTGTGGAGTTTGGCGTTGCCTTCTTCTAAGAGAGATCCCTTGCTTTTATAGACATAACAGGGCATCAGCGAGTCCAAAATGTCGAAAAAGAAGGTCTTTCCGTTGTCACCACGCCCATTGCTGGTCCCGTCGATCATGAAATAAATCGATTTGTCCAAATGGGGTCTCCCGATGAATGAAAAGGCAATCACAGACAAATAATAATCCAGATGTTCCGCGTTGTTATTGAGGATTTTCAGAAGAACCTGTTTCAGATACTGCATTTTCGCGGGATCGTGGGGTGTCCAATCATACTGGATGGTGTCCGACAAGAAGTCATCCCATTGAATACCATGGCGAAAGGTCCCCGTTTGCAAATCGAGGACACCGTTTTGAAACGCGAGGAATCCGCTGTTTTTGTCGAGTTTGTTTTCGAATGAATCATCCACCAAGTGTTTCCGCAAAAACTGTTTGCAAATGGAGGCGTAAGAAGCTTGGTTGATTTTCTCGTAGCATTTTAAATATTCTTTGCCTACTTGAATGAGGCGATCTTTCTCAGCATCAACCGCGAGTTTGATTTCGAGAGAAATCTTGTTTTGCGAATAATCAATGTACTTGCGTATCTCTTGAACAATGTAGAAGATGGGTTCTTTGATCTCACGCCATAACTGTTTCTCGTTGAGAACCCACCATCTTTCTTTGCATAGAATCAAGGTGGTTTTCAAAGTGGCGGAGATCACCTCGGCACATTTGAAAATGTCGTGAAGATTCTCGACGGAGATGAAAAGCGGCGGTTGATATTTTGCCATGATTTGTCTGAACAAGGGTTCGTTGCTGAGCTTGGCGTAATGATAGAACGTTGAGATGGTTAAGAACCCTGTTTTATATGAATCCCACAATTGATGGAAACGCAAATTGTCGTAGAACTTCAAGTCACGTTTCGATAACCTCATGGCGATTGTCTTGTAAAGATTTGATTCGCTTTTGAGAGCCCATACAATGTTTCGCCAATCATTATAACAGCCAGGTATGCAGATAAATCGGTCGTCGATAATCTCAGCGAGTTCTTCAATGAGTGCGTAGGTTGGATCCTCTTTCTCTTTCTCTTTCTCTTTCTCTTTCACATCTTTGTCTTCTACTAAAGTCACTGCTTCCGAATCACCGAGGGAAACGACTGTATCTCGAAATGTTCCCTTCACAAGTACAAGAGGTCGTGTCTCTTTTGGTTTCGAGGAATGGACGGACCGCAACATGCGATCATTGTTGTAAACCGCTTCATCAAAAAACTTGCCACTCTTGATTTCAATGTATTCGTTCCAGTCTTTGAAATCCGGGTTCGTGTTCATGAACTCATTCATGCGTTTCCAAAACAGTTTTTGATCCGATTTCAGCATTTTCACATTGGTCACGTGCACATGAATGCTATGACACATGTATCGTTTATTATCACAATTGGTATAATCCGGACAACTTGAAACAGCAATTGCAAACCGCGGTTTGATCGAGAGATTGCATGCAATTGCACGCTCTGCATAATCAATAAAGATTTGAGTATGATCTTGGTCAAACACACATTCTCCAAATGGATGCTTGCAGTCAATGTCGGCGTAGAGAGAAACCGGGACATCAAATGGAATCACTTCATAACAAGATTGCGTGGTTTTGCAAATCTGTTCATATTCGTCAACAGAAGAGACAGTTTCGCAAATTAATCGATTTGTCTCTCGGTCTTTCGAGGCAAACATGGTTCTTGAAAAGAATATCATAGTAGTATATTTATGATGATTCTCTATAGCGTTTTATATTTTGTTGACGTGAATAAAATATAAACCTTTATAAACAGTAAGGTTCCTTTGAAGCCTCCTTTGGGGATTGAACCCAAGACCTTTTCATTACAAGTGAAATGCTCTACCACTGAGCTAAAGAGGCACAATATATATTGGGATTCATTCTTTAAGCCCCTTTTTCATTAAAATAATAAAAATTGGAAGAGAGAAAATGCGAACATTTTTGATGCTTTATCATAAAAATATTTGAAAGCAAAAAAAAATGCAAACCGACCCAACATCATCAATCCTTCTCTTGGATAAATTGAAAGCCAAAGACAGTTCCATTCTCAACATGATTTTTTTCACAATAATGTTGTCGATTGCAAACTACTTTACAAAACACTTGTCTTATAAGATGGAAGACATGGACCTTGCAAGTTTATTGAACTACGAGTTCCTTCTTCACACCTTCCGTAAAAAGAATTCGATCGAGTTCGAGGGAAAGATAACATATGGCACTGCATTATATTGCGGCGAATTGAAACAAACCAGTGTTTTTAGCGATCGATTCAAGGCAATTTGGGAACATATTATAGGAACGACCAATACGAACCCGACGATCCATTCTATCAAGGAGCACGCGATTGAAAAAACGGACACGAGTATATACATGGTAAACCAGAAAGACAAGTTTTTGATTTCCGATGAACTCCAGATATATGCATACACTTACATAAAAGACGAATCTTCGTCTGGCGATAGCAAAGAAAACCGCACGGTTAGTAAAGTATCAAACATTGTCATTGAACTATATTCGTACAAAAGCAACATCGAGATCATCAAGATGTTTATTGACAATATCACACATACTTACCTCTCGAACTTGGAAAAGTCAAGGAAGACAAAGCGATTCATTTATACCCTTACAAACGTCACATTCGAAGATAACAGCTGCGAACGTTGGGACGAAACAGTTTTTGAGAGTACACGCAGTTTCAATAATATCTTTTTCGAGAAGAAACATTGCGTTCTTGAAAAGATTCGTTTTTTCACTCAAAACAAAAAATGGTATTACGAAAAGGGCATTCCCTATTCGATGGGTATTGGTATTTATGGACCTCCTGGCACCGGTAAAACGTCTTTCATTAAGGCACTATCGAACTTTACAGGAAGACATATCGTAACGATTTCACTCAAGCTAATAAAATCGAAGAAACAACTTGACAGCATATTTTTTGAGCAACGCTACAATGTTAACAATGAGAAAACGGGGATAACATTTGAGAAGAAGATTATCGTTTTCGAAGACATCGATTGTATAGGCGACATTGTTTTGGCGAGAGAGTTCAGAAAACATGAACCTCAAATTCTCTTGCCACAAATAACGGAAGTGACCGAAAAGTCGATGGAGGTGTCCAAAATAAAAATTGATGATCCACTAACTCTCGATGATTTACTCAACCTTTGGGATGGAATTCGAGAGACGCCCGGAAGGATAATGATTTTATCGTCGAATCACTATGACAAACTGGATCCGGCGATCAAGCGTCCTGGGCGTATTGATATTTCTCTCGAGTTATCCTATGCAACGCGAAATACATTGAAAGAGATGCATCATCACTTTTTTGGTACGCAAATTGACGAAGACGTGATGGAAAAGATCAACAATCGATTTTACTCCCCTGCGGAAATCGTTAACATATACATGACGGAAGATATGAATGAAAATAAATTTTTGGAGAGATTAATGAAAAACGTACATGTGATTTAACCTAAACGTTATGTTGGGTATGAAAACACACGCGAAATTGAAGCCTTTTTTTGTAAGAATGTAAAATAAAAAAATAAATTATTATAATAATATATATGTATTCTTCTTCCCAATTAATTAAAAAAAACATAGCTAAGGCATTAATTACAAAAGGTTGTACGGGTCCTCCTGGCCCTCCTGGTACAGGAACTGGACCTCAAGGCATCCAGGGCATCCAGGGCATCCAGGGCATCCAAGGAATCCAAGGTATTCAGGGTCTTAAAGGAGATCAAGGTGATCAAGGCATCCAGGGTGAACAAGGCATTCAAGGACCGGTTCGCCAACTCGGAAATATAGCAACTGTAGACGCTGTTTACGGAAATGATTCGACAGCAACCGTTGGTGGTTCATCGTTCTTAACCATTCAAGTAGCGATAACCGCAGTTTCGAGCGGTCAACACATACATGTTTTACCAGGAACATACAATCTAACCGCTGGAATTACAATTCCTGCAGGGGTCTCCATACGCGGAACAAGTACTCAAACCTGCACAATACAGATGCTGAATGTAACCTCGAACACCACTCTAATCACTATGGGAAACAATTGCCGATTAGAAGATGTAACATTATTGCTGACATCCGCAGGACATTATACACTAAAAGGAATCGTGTTCGGCGGGACAACAACCACAAATTCAAAACTCAGAACACTTGTCTTATCAGTGAACAATTCCACAGCGTCATCAGGTGGCACGTCAATCGTCACTGGAATCGAATGCAATGGAACCGGCACTTTGGGACCAGCCAGTTTTTCATACAATTCGATAAAGGGATTAACCGTCAACGTCTACTCGAATGGAGGTGGAAACAAGAGAGGCATACTCGTTTCAAATACGAACATCGTCACAACAAGAGACGTGAATGTATACGTAGCAAAACCAACCAATGCGAGTTCAACCGGGTCCTATGTAGGAATTGAAACGGCGGATCCGAACAACACGGGGTCAATCCAGTTGCGTGCGACCACGATTGGAACAGTTACCTCGATAAGTGGAGAAACGTATACCGCATCCGACATATTGCAGACAAATCCAACCACAATAACAAGTCCAACATACTTGGCATCGCCGGGTATTCAATTGGGACCCGGAACCGACTTGATCTCGAAAACAGCAGGTAACAAAGGGTTTTCGACATATTCTTATCCGGTAGTTGTATACTATGGTTTAAAAGGCTCGTTAACAAATCAAGCCGGTGGATATTTATGGCCAGGGACTCAACTAGTATCGAACAATAATTTCCCCGATCCGGGAATTCCACCCGCATTTTTTAGAGCACAACAACCTACATTGATATCCGGCATTTCTTGTGCACTCGGTATTGCACCAGGATCGACGAACTCGGTAACATTTTTAGTTCAATATACGCCCGTCTCGACTGGAATTGTCACGGATACGTCATTTTCGGTAACGCTTACCGGTACGCAGACGGAAGGTTATTTTTATAACAGTTCGAAGTCATTGAATGCAGGTGATAGAATACATCTATATATGACATATACAGATGGGAATCCATCAAATCAGGCTCATGATATCACGACACAAATCGATCTTTACTAAAAAAGGGAACTGCCGTATTCAGCTACGCTTACGCCTTAAAATCCCATACTCAAGAGACAACCGAACCGAACTGAGTATATCATACTAAGGGAACTCGATAACATCATTCGAAGAAGAAGAAACAGAGACATTTTTCGGATTGCTCTTGCAGTTGCGGACATGGGCACCCAAACTCGCTTTGTTTTTGCCAGACCATCTACAAAAGGTGCATTTAAAACCATTATCATTCTCTATATTGCCCGTTTTCACCAAGAACTGTTTGATTTTCGGTAACTGAATCTCGTCGAGTTTGTCTACAAGTTGTTTATTAATGGACTTGATGGTGTCGAGCATTTGCGATTTTTGAAAACCAAACTGTCGATACTCCTCAGCGATGTCATCCGAGTCGGTTTTGGAGATTTTTACGAACCCATCATCGGAAACGCTTTCCAGGTTTTTGAGTCGCATATCGAGGTTGTCAATAATATCGATAGCAATCTTCACTTTCTCTGTGTTATAATCGGCACTCGGAATATAAATATGGATTAAACCATTGATGATGTCAATCTGGAACGGGTTTTTATAAGTGATTGGGCTCCTTTGTGAAACCATGATGCCATGATGTTTCTGCATCTGCACGTCTCTCTCGAACTTGCATACCTCGTCCGATGGAACGGACTGGGTATAATCCTTACTTTCAAACAAGATACAAGACTTTTGTTTGTTTTGTCTGTTCACTTTGAAATCACAGGTGGCTGTGCTTCCAGAAACTTTGATAATCTCATCGGTTGGCATGATGGACTGCAACATATAATACAAATCAGTTTCAGCAACAGCACCTTTAAACTGCGAATTGTTTTTATACTTACCCAAGAAATCATTAATATCAAGAGAAAGTTTACTTTGTGTCACGTTTTGATGCGACACGCTGTCCTTTAGTTGAGCAAGATTCGTATTTGTTCTCTCTTCACTTGAGTTTATGTAAGAAAAGATTGGCTGTTGAATCGATGTCATCATCTTCTCAGCATCTTTGCTATTGATTTCCATCAACTTTTGGGTGGTTTTTGACAAGAGAGAATCGTTGTTCTTTTCAATAATTGCGTTGATCTTTTCGTTGTTTGACAAGGTGCTGGTGTTGACGATGGTTTTAATGTCTTCAATGTATTCTCTTTTGGAGTCGAGGAGTTTCATCATGAGATCGAGCTTTGTGGTTGCGAGGTTTGAATTGATTTCGGTGACGAGATTCAACACTTTCGAATTGATTGTGGAGTTGATAGTCTCTGAGAGATTTGTTGATAAGGTTTTCAAAATGTCAATAAAGATGTGGTTCATAGTAACGATATCAATGTTTTCATTCTCTTCATAATATGCGATAATAGTAGGATCAGTAATAATAATTTGTTTCGACGACATTGTAATTTGCTTGTTTATTTTAGCAGAAAAATCTTTAATTCCATTCAATAAAACCCATAAATCATAAAACAATCTTCCTACATTAAAAAAAGAATATACACAACGAGAAACAAGAGAGATGTCGAAAGCACAAGCAAAAGCCGAAGCGAAAGCACAAGCAAAAGCAGAACGTCAACAATTGGAAGAAGAAGAATACAAAAGTCGTTTAATAGAAGCACGTGAAGAGTTTTTTCAAGACAAACAGTACATGTATGAGGAAAAAGACCTACTTGAAGTGTCGATTGGAGATGAGAATAATCTAACAAAAAAACAACAAAAAGATTTAGCGAGCATATTAAAAAAGGCGGAGGCTCTTCAAAAAAGAGTTATAAAGAAGTATCGTCTTCAAAAAACCGAATGGGTTGGCGATATTGAACGTATCACGGTTGATATGATGGAGGATTATCGCTGGGGTGAATTTTTAAAACCAGCCCATGAAAGAAAAAAAGGATGGTGAAAGAATAATCGAATCTGTTATAGAGTTTAATATGTTGTTATATCATCAATAATATATAAAACAAAATGTACTCAAGAAGGGGTGGATCATCATCAAAGTCATCGTCATCGAAGTCTTCTAGTAAGACAAAGAAAGTAAAGAAGCAAGAGTTATCAAAAGAAGACAAAGCAATTATTGAGTCAAATGTTGTTTACTTTTTGGGGATATCCAAGGGCGATGCCAAACTATTAAGCAATTTCATGAAATGTGAAATTAACATCGACAATGTCATGTATCCGAGTGGTGAACACGCATATCACGGAGAGAAATATCGTCAATTGGGTCTTCTCTCTACAGATCCGAAAAGACAAGAAGAGTTATTAAAGTACAGTGAGAAGTTCACTAGCACGGGTGATTACAAAGACTTGTTTGAAGGAAAAGTGAAAGCGAAGGGTGGCAAATCCGGATTGCGACTTGAAGAGGCCGAATTGAAAACTTGGGAGGTGATATATGTAGAGACACAAAAGAAGATTTGTCGTTGGAAGTATGATATGTGCCCGGGTGTAAAACAAGCATTGATGAACACAGGAAACAAGTTATTGGTTCATCTTGCATCACGTAAAAATGCAATTCAAGTATCGAAAAGCACAAAGCCGAATAACGGGTTGGCGAATGCGGAGGGAATATGCATTGTTGAAAATGGAAAGGTTAAGGTATTAGGTCCTAATATGCTCGGTAAACTCTGGATGGAGATTCGCGACAATGCACGATTAAGTTTAGTAGCGTAAACTTAACATGATTTGGGTGGTTTCCTAACAATATGTCAGTAAGTTTCCTAAGATTTTATTTCGATCGAAAAAATCCTCAACTTTTTTTGCATTCATTCGAAATCCTCAACTTTTGCATTTTGTTGCATTTTGTTGCATTCCCTTAAAAAGTCATAAATTTATTATTTTTCATCATCATTTTAATATTTTTCATAATATTTTTTATATTATAAATAATGTCGGGTACTGTTTATGTAGCAAGCATGAATATGCGAGGGAAACATGCCGAGTATCCGAAGAGGTCTTTTAAAGTCAATGTTACTAGTGCACAGGCAACCGAAAGTAAAAATCGACGTGATTTCAGTCCCATGACAGCTATAGCTGGCGGTTACAAAGGATTTCTTTGTTTTGAAAACTATTGGCAGAGTAAAAAGGTGTATGAACATGTACCACATGAAGTGACATACGAATGGTGGACTAAACAAGATAAACCACATAGAAGATACCCAGGAAGTAAAGGTAAAACGGTATTGGGTGCGAAACATGGTGATAGCACATCGCTTCTTAACTACATTGATTCTAGGAAATTGGTATATGTACCCGAATATAACGACCTGATTCAAGGTCGCGAAATGCTTCAGTTTTACAAGGATCAGATTGCTCAAGGCAACGACGTAACCATTTTTGATTTCGATGGTCCACGAACACCCGAAGGTGAAGTGACCTGCTTAGAAGTGACCGAAGACCTATTGATCAATAAAATAAACGACATTCGTCATCCATTCGGACATGGTTATGTGATCGCATCCATTCTAGCTGGCATTCCAATTGAAAGATATTGCATATAAGAAAGGAAACCGACTGTATTCACACCTCAGGTCTTATGCCTTTTGATCCTTCCCTTATAAAATAAATGACAATATAGTATGGAAATCAGATTGATTAATAAATACGACACCCAAAAACTTTGTCTTTTATAACTTGTAGTTTACATCATCGCCTATACTCACAAAAAAATTATACCCCCCTCCTCAAGAAAAGTATGTTAACGACGTTATTGGTATTGTCGTCGTTAATATGCGTTGCTTACGCACAAGCAGTTTCGGAACGACAAAAAGTACAAAGATACTTACAAGACAATGGGTGCAAAGATCGACTGCTCAATATTTTTATACTCAATATTTTTAATAAGAGACGCGGCAACTTGAATACAATAAATGAAATTGTCTCTACACACATGCCGAATAAATTCAAATCTAAAAAAATCAATTCTTGTTATAAAGTCGTAATAGACTACAATAATAAAAATTTGCATTCATATTCGCCCAATTTTATTACACAGTCCGAACAGATTTTTGAGACATAATTTTGTACATTTCTTGCCTTGACTTTTAACTTAACTTTATTAAACTTAACACCCATGCCACCGAAACAACATATATGATGCTGGTAACAGTACAAGCCCCCATGCTACATAGTCGTCGGCGAAGCCGCACGAGTAATTAACAACAGTTGTCCAACCAATAATCAGGATGATGGCTAAAATGAAGATTTTCAGTCGTGTCACTAGAGGTCTCTCCATTTTGGGGAATAATGAAATCAAAACGAGATCGATCGCAGCCAGTATAGCGAATGTTTGTGCGGGGCTACATAGGGAGTCCATTATTATATATTTACAGAGAGACAATTCATTAATAAAATGTTCAGTGCAATTCTTGAAAAGGTCGAGAGATTAGAGCGTGAAAACGCGGAACTCAAGTCACGTCTTGACCAGCTTGGTAAGGACACAGCAGATCGTCTTGGACATCACGTCTGCGTGGGGATTGGAATACACGGAAAACCAATGTTTAAACGCCCCCCTTCTTTAGATAATGAAACATCTCACGCGAGCCTTACTTTCAATCTGACAAACGAGTTGAGTGTGTTTTTTGTAGATTCTTTAAAATTCTTTCCTGTTTTTAAAGAATTTGGAATTGAATTGAGTTTAATGATTGGTTTCCACGAAATCGTTATTGATGATGAATGGATTCGTTGTCCTTGGAAAGTTCAAGATGGCAACCTAATTAAAGGTGATATTAAATTCGATTTGTTTCGCGAAACCTGTTTAAAATATGGTGTACAACTTTTGTTTAATGGGAAACCGATTGATGAAGAGAAGGATTGGTTTACGCCGTTGTATATTCATACCTGCCGATTTTGTAACGATACAACGAAGATAATAGATGATGGAAAAGAGAAGAAAGCAGAGACTTATGACAAACTGTGTGAATTGGCTTATGATTCAAACGCGAATTTGCATGGTATAAAACTTTTATTTGGAAATTATGATTAATATTAACTTAACTTTAAAATTAATTTGACACAGAAAGCAATAAAATCATAAAAAAATGTTCAGTGCAATTATCGAAAAGGTCGAGAGACTAGAACGCGAAAACGCGGAACTAAGACAAAGCTTAAATGATTTGTCTCGCCGTCTCACAACTATCGAATCGAATAAATACGCGTTTGATGGGATATTTGATGATTTTACGTTCTCTCAAAAACTCAATGAAATGATTGATGATAAAGTCTACGATGAATTAAATAGCGAGTCATTTTCAGAATATCTCAATGAAGCGATCGATGATAAAATAGAAACAGTGTTTGATAACGAGACATTTACTGATTCTCTCAATGAAGCAATCGATGAGAGAATTGGCGTTGAATTCAGCAGCGAGACATTTACAGAATTTCTTAATGAAGCGATCTCTACTGCAATTATGAAAAATGCAGTCGATCAGCCGCTGGTTTCACATAATAACAAGCCAGTTCAGATTGGTATAATCGATAATAATACACTCTATCAAAGATTTGATGATGTTGTTTGTGTTGGTGTTGATCATTCAAATATCCCTCGATTTGTTTCTAAAAATGTGGTGAAAGATATAATTAGTAAACGTATAGGTATGTTTCTTGGTCAAAATAACTGTGTGGAATCGTATTTAATAGGCCGTACAAGGGTATTTTATATCGAATCGCTTATGCACTTTAAAGGTATAATAAAACAGTTTGATTTGATGAATGTAAGACCGGATGAACATAAGTTTTTCTACACGGGTTACTTCTTTGGAATTAAAATAACAGGCGGAAAAACTTATGGCGAAGGAAGACGCATAGAAACTCTCTCTTACTGTCTTGATGCGGGCACACCAGAACAGACAAAACTATTTTTCCAAGCATTTGAAGATGTTGGAATCAAGCTTTTATATAATGGCAAACAAGTTGTTATGTGATTTTCAATGTCTCCATAACATTTGCAGCATGAATATGTCGTTCAAGAATATTAATATTATATTTTTCTCCATTAATTCTTCGATTTTCCCAAACTTTTTTCCATTTATTATCGATATGTAAAAATAATGTATAATAAAATTGACTATTATCCATATCAAAGTCGCTTTTCGTGTTATTCAGTACTAATAGTTGTTGGGGTTTATACTCCCCTTTCTCTGTAAAAGTCACATTGAAAGACACCTCTTTGAGGGTGATACCAACTGATTCGATTGATTTTATGGGGGCTGGTGTTAAAATAACGTATGCATTTTTACCTGATATATTTGTAATAGTAATCTCTTTCTCTATACCTATGCGTCTTTGGAGATTGAATGGAGCAACTTGTTTGGTTGCGATTGCTTCCACCGCTGAAGTAATTCCAAACATAGACAATATATTAAATGGTTTCGGTTTATCAAGAGAATCTATGATGATCTGTTCTTCTGTTGTGATAACTTCATCTGTATGGAGTTCACTCATAATATATATTATAGATATTATATTATCCTTTATGTCTCTGTTTTTGAGAGAGATTATCGATAGTATTGTAATATGTCCCTACAGATTTGGATAATAAAAGAGAAAACGATTTGTGTTGTGTTTTATACAAGAGAGAATAATAAACATTTTATTGTCGAGAATTATAATATTGTCTCTACATGATATGATAATAAAAGTGAAAAGATTTGTTGTACAAGAGAAAAAATAAAAGACAAAACTGCCATGTATAATAGAAACACTCTACAATTATTGATACGAATTTATATGGATTGTCCCATTGTCCCGTTTGTCCCGTGTTTTTAAAAGTATCTCTCGTGAGAGGGGTTATTGGTTGTCCTCTTAGAAACACGGGACAAACGGGACAATGGGACAATTCTACAATTCTTATAGAATGTCCCTACAGATATGGATAATAAAAGACAAAATGAATTGTTTTGTCTTTTATACAAGAAGATATTAGTAAAAGGAAAAAACATCTTTTTCATTATATTATTGTATTGTATCTACAGATCGAATAATAGAAGTGGAATATATATTATAAAACACTCTACAATTATTGATACGAATTTATATGGATTGTCCCATTGTCCCGTTTGTCCCGTGTTTTTAAAAGTATCTCTCGTGAGAGTGGTTATTGGTTGTCCTCTTAGAAACATGGGACAAACGGGACAATGGGACAATTCTGCAATCCATTCTTGTTTTTGTATAACTATTTTTTTATTCTTTGGTTTAGTTTCATATCAAATATTATTGTAATTATAGCATGTTATGAGCTATGTTTATTTACATGTTGTCTCAGTATTTTTCTCTACAATGGTATTGATTATTATAATATTTCATTGCATGTTCGAATGTATTCCCGGTTGAAAACGCTTCTGGTCGTTTATATTGAATGTATAAAATGGTTTTGTCTATTTCGATATTATAGTATTTAATTAAGTAGCACGCTATTATTGCTGCACTTCTCTGTATGCCCATCGCACAATGAACAAGTACAGGTTTTTTATTAAGTATATAGTTATGTATTCGTTGTAATATGTTACCAGTTTCTAATAGTTGTATTAGTTTATTGTTGTCGTGCACATCATCATGAAACTTTAATTTGATTATTTCTTCAATGTCATTTGAGTATGATAGTTGTCCTATTTCGGGACAGCAATTTATTATCAAAGTAAATTTCGGTAATCCTTCCATGTAGACAAAGCCAGCATCTCCCAAGTAAAGGTTATTCATTATTTTATTGTAATGCACCATATACTATTTCATTATATTTGAATGGTAGCATGTCTTCATGAGTCGAGAGAAGAGCCGCGAGACCATGGAGCGAACGCAGTGAGCTACTGAGTGAAAGTTTATTATAATGGCTGCATAAGTGGTGTGAGAATTTATCGAGAGAAGAACCGCGTGACCATTGAGCGAACGCAGTGAGCGAATTGTGGAATGTTTTAATGAAATGGCTGCATAAGTGGTGCGAGAATATGTCGAGAGAAGAACCACGTGACCATGGAGCGAACGCGGTGAGCGAATTCGAGAAAGTTTAATAAAATGGCTGCATAAGTGGTGCGAGAATTTATTGATAGAAGAACCACGTGACCATTGAGCGAATGCAGTGAGCGAATTCGAGAAAGTTTAATAAAATGGCTGCATAAGTGGTGCGAGAATATATTATTGTTCGATATTTTATATATGACTGCATATTTTTAAAACAATATAGCGAAGTAAAAAAACGTGAGCATATCTGCAGTGAGAAAATGATTATGTATTTTTATTTGTCTCTCGCTGCATGTTTTGAAATCATTATATTATTACAAAAGTTTGTTAGCAGAAATGCAGTGAGAATT